GAGAAGGACGCTCGCTACTTGGTCGGCCTGGGCATTGCGGCAGTGCCGCGCGCCTTGGAAGGTGATACTCGTCACGAAAGCTCGCGTACCGAGATTGTTGGACGTGGCAACGAGACTGAGGTCGTCGTTCGCGGTCGCGGCGCCAACATCGTGCAAATCACTTCGCCCGAAGCGGATGCTGCTAAGCCGAAGGAAGACGCGCCCACGGCCGATCCGATCACGGAGGAGGAGCGTCGCGTTGCCAGCCGCGCTGAGAGCGAAAGCCTCGTGAAGCAGGAAGCCGGCCGCACGGGCGGGTTCATCGACGAGACTGCGCCCGACCCGCGCGCCAAGGGCCCCGTCACGCAGGGCGCTCAGCCCGGCAAGACGACTGCGCCTGCCAAGGAGCCCGTCGATCCGAAGAAGTAAGCTTGTCGCGGTCCTAAGCCGCGTGAACACCTAGAGGGGCGCTGCATGTACACCATCACATCTGAGGTGGTGCCACCTGCAGCGCCCCTTCCTCTTGTCAAGCAACACCTTCGGGTCACGCATGGCACAGAAGACCATCTGATCAACACGTATATCGCTGCAGCTACGCAGTTCGTGGAGAGCTTCAGCGGCATCCGGCTTGTGCGCAGGGACGTGGAAATCTCCGCCCTAGGATGGGCAGCGAGGTACCGTCTCCCGCGGCCGCTAGTGTCCGTGCTGTCAGCTAGCGCAAACGGCGTGCCGCAGGATGTCGGTACGTTAGAAACGTTTTCCGACGGTATGCTAATGTGGCCCGCTGGAACGCAGGGCCTTTTGACCCTGACAGCACGCATCGGCATGGTCGAGTCGCAAGACGACGTTTCCGCGCCCATCATGAGCGTTCTGCTCGTTGCGATTGGGCACCTGTACGTCAATCGTGAAGGCCAGCCGTGGCCTCCCGGCCTGATGGCACAAATCAGAACCATTCAAGGGGTCAAGCTGTAATGGCGCGCGCTCCAGCAGCAGGCCGTATGCGCACCTTTGTTGAGTACGGCAAGGACGTGCCTACCTTTGGGCTCAACGGTGGCTTCACGCATGATTTCAAGAAAGAGGGTGAGTTTTGGGCTGAGAAAATGACTGTTGGCTCAAGTGAGCGCGGTGACATCGTACGCACCGTGGCGGGTGTCGACATCAGCGACGACATCACAACGCTGCGCACTTGGACCGGCCATCCTGTTACTACGGAGCACAGGCTGCGTGTCAGCGGTGCGTTCTACTCAATGCTAGGCATCGCTGAGAGCAATGATGGGCGAACGATTGATTATCGCGCCACGTCTGGGTTGAGAGACACCAAGGGATGAGCCTCGGGCACATTACAGAGGACGGCATTGCTACTCTTGTCTTCAGCTTGCCCGCCGATGCTGACAAGGCGCGCAAGGCTGTGGCCACTGTGCCGGGACAGTACAGCCAAAAGGTGCGCAGTGACGCCATCAGAGCAATGCGTTCAAGTACGCCTGCTGGCATCTTGTACAAGATCAAAGGCAAGCGGAATAAGACCATTGAGCACCGTGCGTCTGCACCAGGTCAGCCCCCTGCTGTACAGAGCGGGCGGCTGTGGAGCAGCATCACGACCGAGTCCCGTAACAACGGCATGGAGCATGAGGCGGGTCCGACTGTTGATTACGGCAAGTATCTTGAGTTGGGCACCAAGGACATGGACGCACGCGAGTTCATGGGTCCAGCACTTGAGCAAAACATTGAGCCCTTAACCACTGCTATCACGCGCGCTATCCAGCGCAACATGGGTGCGTCATGATCCTTGGCGACTTGGTCATGCGCATCCGTGCAGGGTGCCCCATCTTCGAGAACCGTGTCTACGGTAGCGCGGAGATTGAGGAAGGTATCCGGCAGGCCGAAAAGCTTCCTGTTCCCACAGCGTTTGTCATGGTGGACGGAGACTTCCCGCAGGAGAATGTTGACGCAGCGGCCGTGCAGCAGCTGACGCAAGAGCGCTGGACTGTTGTCGTCGTAGTTGAGAACAAAAACGACGCGCGCGGTCAGATGGCAGGCAACCAGCTTCACTCGGCCCGCCGGCAGCTCATGGGCGCGTTGCTGGGGTGGGAGAACGTCAAGGACGAAGACACTCCAGTGGGTCAGGAGCCCGCAAGTGATTGGGGCCCTATCGTGTACCGAGGCGGGTTGCACATCAGTATGAACGCAAGTCGCCTATGGCATCAGTTTAGCTTCGGCCACAACATTATCTTGCAGGCCGGCCGCGATTACGAGTGTATCCAGGACCTCAAGCTGCACTTCCGTGGTGGCCCCACAGGTGGAGACAATACTGCTGAGCCCTTCTACCATGGGCCCACCAACGACTCGTCGGAGCAGCCAGCTATTGTTCCGCCGCACCTTAATCCTGACCCCGACCCTTTCCCCAACCCTGCCGATCCTGAGGCTTATCTGAAGTACAATGGTTGAGACACGACTTCGCCTTCCCAGAAGCTCAAGCACCGGCGGTGTTGGTAGCCCAGAGACCAGTGACCTGTCGCGTCGCTTCAGTAATGTGCTGCGCATGGGCCGAGTGGACGAGGTAGATGCCAAGAAGGGCATGTATCGCGTCAAGATGGGAGACAACACGACCAAGTGGATCCGCGACACCACGGGACGCAGTGGCGGGGACCAAACGTTTCATACTCGCGAGAAGGGCGAGATGGTCTTGGTGGGAGCACTAGAGGGTGACCTTAAGCGCGCGGTCATCATTGGCTCACTGTACCAAAAGGACCCAGGCACGCCGTTTGGCAAGGAAGACGAAAGCGGTACGCGCTACAAGGACAAGGCGGTCAGCAAATATGACCGCAAGACTAGCACGCGCACGATGTTCATCCCCGAGGCGGGCAAGGACATTGTCACGATTGGTAAGCCTGAGCCCGAACAACAGCAACAGCAGCAAAGTGCGCAGGGTGGTACCACGCAGGGTGGTGGCGGCTCAAAGTGGAATGGTGAGCTCACCAAGGAGGCCAAAACCACGAGCCCTGATCCCAAGGCTAGTTCGCGCGAGCAAAGCTATGATCGTCACTACTTCAAAAAGGACAAGTCGTCCTTTGAGATAAAGGGCGATCAAGTGCTGATCTCCTGCGGTGGCGCCAGCATCAAGATTACAGACGGTAAGATTGTGCTTACGGGAGACATCCTGCTCGGTGGCGAAGGAGCGAGCAAGGGGATCTCGCTCAAGGGCACCGTCGACACGGGCGGCTTCTCCGACATCAGCAACTTGGCCACCAAGGTGTGGGGCATGTAATGGCCGGAATGAACCGCCACACAGGGCGCCGTATCGCTGGAACGCCTCAGATCGAGCAAAGCATCATCAACCTGCTTGGTATCAGGATGGGTGAGTGCGTGATGATGAACGACCTGGGCAGTGAGGCGGTAGACTTGACCGACTCGCCTCAAAACCAGTTCTTTCTCATCGAAATGGCCATGGGCGTGATGGATCCTATCCGTAAATGGATAAAGAAGGTGACTCCCAAGCGCTTGCAGCACGTCAAAGTCACGGAGCAAGGTGAAGCGGGCGTTCTCTTGCAGGTGATCATCAACAGCACCGGTGAGCTCTTGCGTATCGAGCCGATTGTGCTTACCGCTGCTGGCTACGAGCTAGCCCCAGGCAAGGAGATCGGCCAGTGACGCGTCTTGGTGCCGTTGATCTTAGCCAACTTCCGCTTCCCGATGCTCTACAGATCATTCAGTTCTCGGATATCGTGGCGGAGCTTAAGTCTCGTCTGCTGCTGCGCTTTCCCGATGCTGAAGACGTCATAGACGATGAGCTGGAGCCCCTCGTTTATCTGACGCGCAACTTCGGCGCACGGGAGATGCAGCTTCGCCTTGGCTGGAATGACAAGGTGCGCGCTGTTCTGCTGCCTACGAGCACAGGAGCGGACCTCGACAACGTTGGCGTAGCGTACGACGTCGCTCGTATGTTGGTGCAGGAGGCCGATCTTGAGGCGAGCCCCGCGCGCCCGCGCATCATGGAAGATGACACGCGCTTCAGACGCCGCATCCAGCTAGCGCCCGAAGCGTTTGCTACCACGGGCTCATACGAAGCGTATCTGTTCCACACTCTAAGCGCCGACATCCGTGTGCTGGATGCAGGCATCTACAATCATGCGTCATATTTTGTGCACCCCGGACAGGTGCGCGTCGCAGTGCTGCCCATTGCGGGAGCTGACGTCGTCGAGGTGACAAACGCTGTGCGAGCGCGCTTGCTGCGCAAGGACATCAAGCCCCTGACCGACGACGTGACCGTGCAAGCTGCTGAGACGCTTCCTCTCAACGTTCAGGCGGTCTTGTACACCAAGGTAGGTCCCGGCGCTGAGAGCGTTAGACTCGCTGCTCTCGCGCGCTTGGAGGCCTATTTGGTCACGCGTCGTCGCGTGGGCTCAATCATCAGCTATTCCGGCATCATGCGAGCGCTACACGCGCCAGGGGTTGAGACCGCGACCGTGCTCAGCCCAGTCACCGACGTAGATCCGGGATTGCTTGGTGTGTACGTTCCGAGCACCCTGGATATCAGCGTGCAGGTTCTTAATGTCTAACTAGGTAACCACCATGCTTGTCTTCATGGCGCCTCCGGCTGGGGAGCCCTCTCAGCCCCCGGTAGTCTTGCCAGAGGTGCCAGAGCTCTCCAGATCAGCCCTACTTCTTCCTTCAAATAGCACAAGACTAGATCGTGCCATTGCTCATGCTGTACGTGAGCGCTTTGACACGCTTGAGAGCAGCCTCGAGGAGATTCTCGATCCGCTGCGCACGCCCGAGCGCTTTTTGCCCTGGTTGGCGTGGGCCAAAAGCATTGATATCTATCGTGAGGAGTGGCCGCTCGATAAGCGTCGATCCGTAGTCAATTCTTGGTTCGCGCTGCACAGGCTCAAGGGAACTGAGGAAGGACTTCGGCGGCACATAGCTCTCGAAGACTCCATTCTGGTGAAAACTGTCTCGCCGCCAGCAAAGGGCTTCCGCCGCCCTGCAATGACGGAAAAAGAGCGCACAGGGTGGGTGGATCAGCTTCCTCAGATTCGCTTATTTCCGTATCGTGCTCCGATTGTCTATGAAGAGAGCCGCGGATACCACGCTGAGGGCGAGTACTTTCGCACCAATGGCTTTCGCCGCCCCTCCCTGGGCATCAGCCTGCTTGAGATGCGCGGCGCGGTTGTTATCGACGGCGTGACACGTGATGTTCGCGTGGAACAGATTGACCAGCTTGGAGCACAAGCTGTCCTCCGTGTGTTCTTCACTACTGAAGTTGATCTGCGCTCTTTTCGCAGTGCCTCGTTCCGTCAACAGGGGTTCAGGCAGCCAACGCAAGCGCAGCTAGGTGTCATCACCGTGCGTTTGGGTCCGAATGGACAGCACATGGCCACGGAAGGACTGAGACCCGTCGACGTGCGTCCTACGCGCGTGCACGAGAAGCACATCCAGCTTCCGTCCTACCACTTCCACAGCCATGGCTTCCGTGGGCACAACTTCAGACAGACCAGTAACGCGTATGAGTTTATCTACGAGCGTTTCGCGCTGTATGACCACAGCCGTCTCCCGTCTGGTCTCAGTGCACGCTGGTTCCGTGGGCACAAGCGCTACGGCATCGCGCCCTACACTGCTGAGCTGACCATCGAAGTACCCATGAGGCGTTCGCGTGGACGTGGCTTCGGTGACTTCCGCAACGGGTACCGCGTGCCAACGGACATGACCAAGCTCAACCGTACTCTTGAAGCAGTCGTCATCAGCAAATCGCTACGCGACAAGATTCTTGTTGATACTACTGTGCACAAAAGAGCTACACTCAAGGACGCTCTGAAGCTTGGGACATTCAAGCTAGGTGAAATTCGACGTATGGTGTGACGCCACTAGCAAGTGTGATGGCATCTGTGCTAGTAGCGGGACGAATACCTGAGTCCCCGCATAAGGATCAGTCCAGATGGATTCGCTAGTCGTCTTCCACCCGAATATTGACGATGATCCGGCGGACTTTACACGTCTCGAGCAGGAGGCTCAGACGGCCCTGGATCGGGTGGTTGGCGATACGATCATCAAGCGCAACGGGTACGCGGGTTTTCAGGTTACGAAGACGGGTCCGACGACCATCAGCATGGAGACGGGCCGGCTCTATTCAGCCGGTCGCCGCTATGTGCAGTCTCAGGTCTTCATCAAGGACTTTCAGACTGCACTGCCGCTGGCCGGGAAGCGTATCGTCGCTATCGTCACCAATGGTGTCGAGGAATTTACTGAGAACCGCCCCCGCCAGTTTCTGATCAACGCCGAGACGCTTCAAAGTGAAGCGCAGTCGGTGAACATGATCAAGGCTCGTCTTGCCAACGTGAACGTGCAGACGGGAGAACCTGCTCCTGATCCCACACCTCCTATCGTTGACGCTCCGTATCTGGTCATCGCCTACGTCACGCTGAGCACTAGCGGCGTAGATACTATCTTGATGATCGAGGAAAACCGGGTCCCCAACCTGGATGATCAGCGACTTGAGTTCAATGACCTGACGGGTGCTTTCGCCGAGATGCGTCCGCGCATCAGTACACTTGAGAGCGACCTGGCAGCTCTAGCGAACAACCTGCGGGGAGGGGTCAGCGGTGAAGCCTTCATTCGATCCATGCTGCGTCTTGCAGTACTGGAAGCGAAGGCTGGTATTCCGAGCACCGCACAGGACAGCCGCGCGAACTACTATCTTGACACCACCCAGACGGACTTGGCTCACCCGCTCAGTTCTGTTCGCATCGAGGAAGGCATCCGCTTTCCCTACGCTGCGCAGGGTGACACAGTCATGGCGGTGTTCGATCCGCTGAACCCACGCCATATGGTTAAGAACGGGATGCTTTTCCCGGCCTACGATCGCAAGGTGCACCTGGATACCGGATACCCGAGCGGTGAAGTCCGGATCAGCTCGTTCAGCTACCAGACGCACAACATGAAGCGGCGGACAGTTAGCCGTCAGCGTATTCGTTATGGTGAGGAGTTCACTGTCTGCTCCAACTCGTGGTTCTGGGCTACTGGATCCATCGACTACTTCAATTGGACGTTTAATCGTGGCGGTGAAACGTTCAAGATCCAGCAGCAGTTCGTTATCGACGCAGGACAGAACGTCGGATCACTTCATGGCGTTATTCGCCTCCAGAAGTATTGGACAGATACCGTCGAAGAGGTCTACTGGGACAGGCTTGAAGTCGATCACATCGTATCCGGTGCGCAGATCGCCGAAACTTGGCTTCAGGGCCAGGATATGTGGCTGGATGCGTTCGGGCTGTTCTTTACGCGCCTTGCAGCCACGGGTGACGTGGACGTCAGCGTGGTGGAAGCCAATTCCCTCGGGTTGCCTGACGTCACCAAGGTAATCGGGACCACTACGCTGCTGCGTGCCAACATGCTTGCAGGGGCTGAGACAGTAGTGCCATTCGGCCCTACGTTCCTGTCGGCCGGCAAGCGCTATGCTCTCCTGATCACGACGGGTGCCGACCACTGGATGTCGACCGTCCCAGGTGAAAACTTCACCAAGGGCACGTTTTTCTCGATCCTGGACGGCGCCTATGCTCAGGGTGATGGTACTCGCGACCTCCAGATGAAGTTGTACCGCGCCCAATTCCGTGCGGCGCGCACAGTCATCGAGCTTCAAGGCTTGCAGCTTGTCGGCGGCATCTTGTCTATCGACATCCTGGCCAGCATGGTTGTGTCGGGCAGTACCACACTGGACTTTGAGGTACAGGTCGGGGGCGTCTGGCACGCTCTCAGCGCAGTGGACGTCTATGTCTTGGGCGCAGGCGGGTCTATTCCGCCGCTGCTGCCCTTCCGCGCTGTGTTCAACGGCTCGGCCGATATGATGCCGATGGTGCAGCTTCTCGACAGTCGTGTCCGAGTGAGCCGCCCTGCTACGGTCTTGCGCGAGATCAGCGCGCTTGTCACAGCACCAGCTCCGACGACTCAGGTGCGCGCCACCTATCGACTGGAGCGCTTTGATCCTGCGTTCCACACAGTGACCGCACGCCTGATGACGGGCGGCCCGGGCTACACTACGGAAACAGCTCCGACAAGCTTCACGGACGTTATCGACCCCTTGACTGGGGACCGTGAGCGCACGTTTGTTTGGAACCTGGGCGCTGCGGTGACGACCTACAAGTTCAGCTTGGCGGGTACTACCACAAGCAATCTTCGCATCTTCCATGGTGCGTTCCGCAAGGACTACATGCTGTAAGGAGCGATCATGGCCGGTAAGCCGAAGTCTCCCGAGGTTCCTGAAGGGGAACTGAAGCCTATCAAGCTGAAAAAGGTCGCGGTGATCGACGATATCGTCTATCGCCCGACTGCCGATCCCGAAGTGGATGCCTACGTGGACCAAGCCACGCTGGAAGCCCTTCGCGAACAGGGCGCAGTTGACTGATGGCGCTTCCTCGTGAGCTAGACGTTGACCCGAACGCGTCCTTCACCAAAGAGGTGTTGGATACTGCGTTCGGATATCTTCACGCACAGCTTGCGACGGTCCAAAACTTTCGACCCGAGTGGGAAGAGGCGCTCAATGATCTGCGCCAGTTCGCCTTCGCGCGACTAGACCAGGCACTAGTCCCGATCTACGATAAGCTGGTCGCGATCGGCCACCTCGGCGCTATTTTCACAAGTCCTGCTACCAGTGGTCCAGAGCCTTTGGCGGTCGGGATACGTGTCTTTACTATACCTGAGTCGAATCGGCTTCAGTTCGCTCCTGCTGCGTACCTTAGTGCGCAAACAACAGCGAACCCGTCCGACTTCGTAGCCGGCTCCTTGAGTAGCTACAACTCGACTACTGGACGACTGGAGATCCTTGTCGATCTCGTGCAAGGCACGGGCACCCATACCGAGTGGGCCATTGCTGCGCTGCCTGCTGTCACGGTGCTTACGGGGCTGGCACGAGACCAGACAGTCACTGCAGCCGCGCAGGTAGCTGCCAATACCACGGCCGTTCAAGCAGACCTTGTTGAAGTAACAGGGCTGCGCAACGCTACTGCCGCCGATCGTGCAGCAGCAGCGCTAGCGCTCAGTGACACGGCGGCGGCGCGGGATGCTGCAGCAGGCAGCGCGACTCTGGCGGGCCAGCACGCAAGCTCAATCGACCCGGCGATCATTGTCAAGGTAGACGCTGTGCAAGCGTTCACCGCGGCGCAAAAGATCCGGGGTCAGACCAACCTCGGAGGCCTAGCTACGGGTCGCGAGGTATTCGCTGCGGCGGACAAGCTCGCTGCACGCAGAGCAATGAGAGCCCGGGAGTCAGCGTTTCCCAACGGAGCGATGGTTAACCGCTCATTGGGCCAGACTCGCCCCGCTCTCACGGTGACTGATGACGGAGCGTGGTTTCTTATTAACCTGGTGGCCACAGCAGGAACGCCTCAGACGTTAGAAACTCTTCCTTCGGTATCTACGCTATACCCAGGATGGTCTGTCACGTTCAAGTGTGACGGTGCGCCCGCAGCCTTCGGTAATGGCAGGCTGGATTCCGGCAATGCTGGGGCGCCGATATTTGTAAACGGCAAAGCCCAGGTCTGGTCAAATCAACCCATATTCTACTTTATCGGTGGCGGTGAAATCTGGAACTTCATGACCGACGGGACCAGTTGGTTCGCGACGTGCTTGAGCTCTCCTATCGACCGCCATTTCTATTATATTCGAACCCTTTCGTTTGTATCTGATACACAGTCCGGGGCCTGGACTGCAATGGTCGGGGATACGACCGGCGGCACGAATATCCAGGCGTCTTCACCGTATAACCTCGGGTGCTACGCCCCCTGCACGGGCCTATATGCGGCGTATCTTCGGGGCGCTTTCAACTATAGCGCGAGTTACTCTGGGTCATATATCGCCTTGGGCGATGAAGCTGGCGTTGGTCCTGAGCAATATACCGGCGGCCTAACCTACACCGCACTTGGTGTTCAGGCCACAATCTACCAGAAAACGGGAATAACTCGTCGTTTTCAGTTCGGCGAGGTTCTTCAAGGGTACTATCTAAACTCAGCCGGATCGCTCATGACACAGAACGGAAATCTGTTTCACATGCACCTAGTTTCGAGGTGAGACCGTGAGTGCTCGTGAGCATCTTGTTTTCGCTATATTGCAGCTTAACCCTGGGGCTGACCCTATTCGTGACTTCATTTGGCAAAAGGGTGAAGATGGCCTGCCCTGGATGAGTCATTGGAACGAAGAGCGCCTCGGACCGAAGGAAGCCGGCATGGAGGCTGCGTGGGTCCTTGCGACTCAGATGTCCAATGAGGCAGCGCGTCCCGTTCTACCTGACATCTCCGACCGGCAATTCGCGCAAGGCCTTTGGAAGCAGGGTGTCATCACCCTCGACGAGGCTAAGGCGTTCGTGAAGGTAGGAACGATTCCTGCTGCGATGCAGGCGTTGATCAATACTATGCCGGTTGAAGTTCGTGACGATGTTGAGCTGCTCGTCTCGGGAGCCACGGAGCTGAAACGGCGCCATCCGTTTTCCGAGGCGCTTGCATCCTCGTTCGGTTGGACGCAGCAGCAAACGGATGACTTCTGGCGGTTCGCAGGCGGCTTGTGAGTGCACGTAGCGTCAGCGAAAATATTCGTCGGGTCGTCTCGGAAAGAGAGTATCGACTCAACTATGGCTACAATGTCGGCGTGGCGACAAGCCAATTTCTTGCTGCGTTGCTATACGGGTCCGACCCTGACCTCAGTCTCAGCCATGAGATCGGTCGTCGCATCCGCGATGGTGAGCGTCTTGATGGGTTTCAGCTGGTTGTGAAGTGCCTTGGAGACAGACTACTCGGCCCGGGACACTGGGAAGCAGCATTCGAGGAAGACGAGACGAATCAAGGGGCCGGAGAGCGCCGCACCAGGATCTAGCGAATTCGTTTTCCAGTAGTCTTTACAAGCAGATGCCCTTACCTTATTAGCCACATATACCGACGCGGAGACATGGATATGGCCTTTCTTCACGGACCCGAGGTCATCGAACTTGAGGACCAGCCGCGGCCGGTAATCGTGGTCCGAAGCTCTGTAATCCACGTTGTGGGTACTGCGCTGAAGGGGCCCGTCAACCAGAACACGCTGCTTCCAGGTAGCCCCGTCAAAGGCGAGCAGACGTTCGGCAACGTCAGGATGGGTGGGTCTATTCCACGAGCGCTTGATGCCATCTTCGATGTGCACGGCGCCGTGGTCATCGTCACCAACGTGCTTGATCCCACCGCTCACTTTACTGCTGCTGCCGCAGCAGATCGCCTCTTGATCCGTGGTCGTCGCGTCATTTTGCCAAAGTCGATGCCGTTTGACTTGGTAGTCAAGGCGGCTGGTGGTGGAGCCGCCGCAGCCTACGTCGAAGGCAGAGACTACACCGTTGAGCTTGAGACAGGCACCATTCAGGTGCTCAACGCCGGCACGATTCCAGTCACAGCAACTGCACTCAACGTCGCTTTCAAGTACCCGGACGAGACCAAGGTCACCGTCGACGACGTCGTGGGCGGTGTGTTCCTTGGCGAGTACACGGGCGTTCATCGCGCCCTTGCTGCTGAGAGCGACGTCGGCTTCGCTCCCAAGGTGCTGATTGCGCCTGAGTTTACCAACCTTTCTGGTGTTCCTGCTGGCACAGCCAACCCCGTTGTCGCTGAGATGATGGGCGTTGCCGAGCGTTTGCGCGCTGTCATCCTCAAGGATGGCGAGGGCGTCACCGACGCCGCGATGATCAACGATCGTGACAACTGGGGAAGCCGCCGCGTCTACATTATCGGCAACCGGGTCATGGTGCGCCGCACGGGTGGTGCCGTACCGGAGCCCAGCAGCGCGCGTGTCGCGGGGCTCATCAGCAAGAGCGATGCGGAGCGTGGGTTCTGGTGGAGCCCGTCCAATCAGCTGCTGGGGCAGGGCGTCGTCGGCATCGAGACCCCAATCCACTTCGGTCTGGGTGATCAAAATAGCCAGGCCAACCTGCTCAACGAGCGCGAAGTCAACGTCGTCATCCGGCATGAGGGCTTTAGGCTCTGGGGCAACAGAACGTGCTCCTTTGACCAGAAGTACGCGTTCCTTTCAGTGGTGCGTACCAACGACATCATCGCCGAGAGCTTGCTGCGCAGCCATCTGTGGGCAATCGACCGCTGCATGGACAAGCGGTTCTTCGAGATCGTCCCGGAGAGCGTCAAGGGTTTCTTGGATCACTTGACTGCACAGGGCGCTATCCTGGGCGGTGACTGCTGGGTTGTGCCCGAGCTTAACTCCGAGCAGAGCCTGACGCAGGGCCATGCCTGGTTCGACTACGAGTTCACTCCGCCCTACCCAGCAGAACGGATCACCTTCCGTGCCCACATGACGGGGCGGTACATTAATACCATCTTGCCTCGCGAGAACCGTGTCTTCACGGACTCCTCGGCCCTCTAATCTCAGACTGCCGTAAGGAACCCCGTCAATGGCTCTGTTGCCCCGTATCCTGCGCAACTTCGATGTGGACGTGGATGGCATCGGCTATGCCGGGCGCATCCGGGAGTTCACTCCACCCAACATCACCATCAAGACAGAGGACTACCAGGGCGGCGGCATGGATGGTGTCGCCAAAATCGATGTGGGCATGGATCCAATGGACGCCACTATGGTGTTCGGCGAGATCGACCCCGCGATTATTGGTCAGCGCTCCTTGATGGCGGGCCCGGCAACGACCTACGTCATGCGCGGCGCTCTCAAGCGCGAGGGCGAGCGGGCGCAGCCTATTCGCATGATCATGCGCGGCGCGTGGACGGGCCTGGACTGGGGCACGATTACGACTGCGTCAATTCTCAACATGACCGTCAACTTCCACTGCCGCTACTTCCGGCTGGACATCAACAAAGTTCGCTATCACGAAATTGATATCGAGCGTATGATTCGTTTCATCAATGGTACTGATGAGATGGAGGACATCCGAGACGCAATGGGCGTCTAGGTGCCGTAGGAGAACACAGTGGCGCGAGACGACGAAGACACGACGAAGATCACCCAGGAGACGATTGAGCTGATTCAGCCCTTCGACTACATGGGCGAACAGGTCACGGAGCTCACTCTCCGCCGTCCGAAGATGAAGGACCTCCGGCGCATCGGCGCGGCGAAAGGCACAGATGCCGACCGCGCTGCACTGATGATTCAGATCCTGTCTGGGCTGTCCCCCAAGGCAGTAGACGAGATCGACGGGGTCGACATCGACAAGATCAGTAAGGTGATCGACAGTTTCAGTTAAGCGATGTTGATGACGAGACTTTGACTAGTCTTGTTGCCGATATCGCTGTTGTCTTTCACTGGACTGAAGAAGACTGCTTGGAGCTGACGGAAGACCGCCTGCTCAGGTATCACGAGCTTGCTATGGAACGTTTTAAGGCCATACATGCAGTGAAGAAGTAGGAACCAAGCAGATGGCCGAGAGAAGCGTCAAGGTCATTCTCTCGGCCATCGATCGGCTTACTGGGCCGGTCACTAAGATGACGCAGGCGTTCAAGCCGCTGCGCAGCGCGATCTCTTCCACGAACAGCGCACTGCAAGCTGTCAACACCTCTCCCCTTGTTACTCGTCTGAACGCCGTTGGCCGTGCTGCGCAAGGCGCGACAGGCCGCCTGCGTCTGCTGTCCATGGCAGGCGGTGCCCTTGGCGTTGGGCTGGGCGGCGGCGCCATCGCGGGCGCAGCGCTGATCAGTAAGAGCGTAGTAGGCGTCAACGCACAATTTGAGAAGTACAGCACTATCCTTGAAGTGGTGCTTAAGGACGCAGGAAAAGCACAGGAGGCCATGAAGTGGTCGGCCGACTTTGCTGCCAAAACCCCTTATGAGCTAGACAAGGTCACAGAAGCTTACGTCAAGCTGACCACCTACGGCATCGACCCTGTAAAAGGAAGCCTCGAAAGCGCGGGTAACGCTGCGGCAGCTATGGGCAAGCCCCTCAACCAAGCGGTTGAGGCGATGGCTGATGCCATGAATGGAGAAAACGAGCGCCTGAAAGAGTTCGGCATCACTGCCGACAAAGAAGGCAAAAAGATCAAATACAACTGGACCGAAAACGGCAAGGCCATGGTGGCCATCGCCGAAGAGGGAAGTAAGAAACAATCTCTAGCAATCATTAACGGCATTTGGAATCGTCAATACGCTGGCGCAATGGACAAGCTGTCTCAAACCTGGGACGGCATGGTCAGCAACTTGAAAGATGCTTGGAGCCGATTTCAGCTTGCTATTGGCCAAGCGGGCTTGTTCGACTTCCTTAAGGCCGAACTGCGCGAGCTGCTAGCGCGCGTCGATGAGCTACAAAAGGACGGCACGCTCAAGCGCTGGGCTGGTGAGATCAGCCGCGTAGTTGTCAGGCTGTTCAAGCGCATGAAGGAGTTCGTTAAGAGCGTAGACTGGGGCGAGGTTTACGAGAAGTTTAAGCGTATCGGCAACGCTGTCTTGATGCTCAGCAGGCTTGTGGGTGGGCCACTTAACTTGGGCTTGATAGCGATCGCGGCCATCACGTTCGGCCCTTTGATTTTGTCTGTCACCATGCTAGCGGTCACGCTGATCCCGTTGCTGGTCGGCGGCATCAAGCTGCTGTCAGCAGTGTTCATGGCTACTCCGATAGGGCGCATTACTGCGCTGCTGCTTGCGCTGGGCACAGCAGCCTACACTGTGTGGCAGAACTGGGATTGGTTTAAGGAGAAGTGGAGCGCATTCTGGGGAAGCGTGTTCAAGTCTACGCAGGACGCCTATCAAAGTATTGTTGACTGGCTGATGGACTTCGACATGGTTGCCGTGGGCAAGAAGCTCATGGAAAAGCTGTGGGACGGCATGAAGGCCGTTTGGAGTGACCTTAAAGCGTGGTTCAGCAACGGAATGACCGGCCTGTTCACTATCGGCGGTGGCACAGCAGGTGAGGTCGCTGGAGCGGCCAGGGGCCCCAGTGCAGGAGCGCTTGGCGGACAGGGCGTCAACACGACGCCAGGCGGCGCTGCTACAGGCATGGTCTCACGTGGTCGCGCTGGCGCTGGCGGAGGCGCTAGCAACGGAAACGATTGGGGCGGCGGCGAAGGCGCGAGCAAGGGCGTCGAAGGACGCAACCAAGGCGGTGCTACTGCCAGTGGCCAGCCCGGAAGAGGCTCTGCCAACCACATGCAAGGGCAGTACGGCCCGGCAGGAACCAACTTGTCCCGCATCGCTTCAGCAAGTGGCAAAACGGCCACAGTGCACAAGGAGGCGGCGCCAGCGTTCAAGGCGTTTTTGGATGAGCTTGAAGGTACTGGCTACAAGATCAACTCTCTTGGCGGGTACAATATGCGCAAGAAGGTGGGAGGTAGCAGTCTCTCACAGCACGCTTATGGCAACGCAATCGATATCAACCCAAGTAAAAATCCCTTCACCAAGGGTCCTCTTGTCACGGACATGCCGAAGGGCGTGTCGGACATGGCGGCTAAGCACGGCTTGTCCTGGGGCGGTGACTGGAAGTCCGTCAAGGACGCCATGCATTTTGAGTGGACCGGTCGCAACGCACTAGCTGAGCGCGACAAGCGGCGAAGCACAGATGGGCCTGAGGCAGGCCATGAGGGGCATAACCACGGCGCTGGTGAGCACGGTAAAAACCTTCGCTACGGTAGCGGAGGAAAGATCAACCCAGGTGCAGGGACCTCTGGGCTTGAAAACAACAACTTTGGAAACCTGAAGTACTTTCCCAAGAGCGTGGGTAAGTACGAAGGCGTTGCCGGCTCCAGCACCAATACTGACCAGGGTGACCCGCAAATTGTTTTCAAGTCCATGGAGGATGGTATCGAGGCTGCACGCAAGCTGGCCCTGATTAAGTTCGACCAAGGCAAAAACACAGTCGCAAAGATGATTACTGACCGAGACGGCTGGACACCTGGTAACACAGGTGCAGCTAGCGCGATCAGCAAGCGAATGGGGGTCAGGCCGGACGAGCCCATAGACTTGGGCAAGTCTGACGTGATGAGGCAGTTTCTTAAGGAGCTGGGCACGCAGGAGCACGGGCCGTCTTCCGATAAGTACAGCGCCGCCATCGCTAAGGTGGTTGAGGGCCGTAAGAAGGAGGGC